AGGACAGAACTTTTGCAAGTGGGGAAGTCCACTAGGACGCCATACTCTAGGCAGGGGATAACAAGTTCTTTATTCCCGCTAGGCGTCTCGCCGGATTTGCAATCCGGCGTTAAAAAATGTCCTAACCTATTTAGCCTCTGCGGATTTGCAATCCGCAGCAAAGGAGTATGCTTTTCCTTTTGTTGGGGGATTACAAATCCCCCGGTTTTAATAGGTCGAACCTTTTTACGGCGGATTGCAAATCCGCCGGGACGCCTAGCGGGCTTGTACTCTTGGAGACGCCATACGCCCTGAACCAACGGTCACCGGCCGAAGGGAAAGGTAAAGGGCAGAAGCTCTTAGCCCAGGGCATCGCCCTGGGTTAAACATGCAATCAACAAGGCGCCCTGAAAGGGCAAAAGCTTTAAAATAGATGCTTTTGTCCTTTCAGGGCGCTTGTTTTATATGTTCTCTAGTTAAAGAAATGTAAAAAGCAAACGAATATGTGGATTTTCGAATAAAAAGTGATAATTTTGTACTTCGAAACTGGAAAGGTGCTCGAGTGGCTGAAGAGGCACGCCTGGAAAGCGTGTATTCCCCTAAAGGGAATCGGGGGTTCGAATCCCCCTCTTTCCGCAGAAAACACTGAATTTTAGGTATTTTCAAAACATCGTATTTTTTCCAACTAAGTAGAATCCTGCACATTCTTGCACATTCTTGCACATTTTTGCACAATTCTGCTTGCAAATAGCTTGCAAATGATAACAACGAAACTTTACTTAGATACAAGAGCGGTCAAGGACGGAGAGCCGGCACCGCTAAAAGTTGCCATAACCAAGAAAAGGCAGGCAGCTTACATTCCTCTTGGCGTCAAACTTAAAAAGGAGCAATGGGATGCTAAGAGGCAAAGAATTGTCGATGCACCAAACAAGCAACGGTTGGAAGTGTTTGTCAAGAACAAACTGGTCGAGATTGATAATGCCATATTGGAACTTCAGATGAAAGGGGAGCTTACCAAACAGACTTCAACACAAATAAAGAATAAGGTTGTGGCCTATCTAGACCCTGATGTTAAGAAGAAAGACCTATTTATAAATAGGTATATAGAATATATGAATAGTCGCTCAGCGCAAAGAACCAGGGAAATATATGCAACCACTTTGAAGAAGATGCGCGATTTCGATAGCAAGGTAGATACCTACGCTTTTGAAGATATCTCAAAGGATTGGCTGAAAAGGTTTGATGCCGAGTTGGTAAGACAAGGATTAAAGAAGAACTCCAGGAATATACATTTCAGAAACATACGTGCCGTTTTCAACGATGCCATCGATAACGAGATAACCAACCATTATCCAATGAGAACTTTCGATATAAATCCGGAGCAGACGGAAAAACGCTCTCTTTCTGTAGATGAGCTACGTACCTTATTTAATTATAATGTGCAGCCATGGCAGCAGAAGTACCTGGATTATTTCAAGCTTACATTCTTCTTGATCGGGATAAACCCTGCCGATATTCTTAATTGTACGGATGAGAATGTTGTAGATGGAAGATTACTGTATAGACGAAAGAAGACGGGAAGACTGTATAGCATCAGACTGGAACCGGAAGCCATACAGATAATAAATAGGTATAGAGGAAAAGCAAAGCTAGTCAATTTCTCAGAGAATATGAGAAATTACAAGCAATTTGTGTGCAAGGCAAACAAGGGGCTGAAGGCAATAGGACCTGTCACTAAAGAAAAGAACGAGAAAAAGAAAGCTCACGATTTTCAGAAGGAATATCATACGAAGCATAATCCTCTGTTTGCACATATCTCTTTGTATTGGGCTAGACATACGTGGGCAACAATAGCCTTCTCCATAGGAATACCCGAAGAAATCATTGCCGAGGCATTGGGGCATTCCCATGGAAACAGGACAACAGCTATCTATATTGACAAGAGTGTTGCCAATATAGACGCTGCAAATAGAAAAGTATTGGATTACGTTCTATATAAGGAGCAACCAAAGGACTAACCCTTGGAAGCTCCTTTCGAACCAATTAAATTATCAGACCATTGGCCTTCATAAAGTTAACCATTGCTCTGTTCTGCGGAAGGAGAGCTGGAATATCCATTTTGTTCGCCTTATACAAGTTGGTCGCAGAATTATACATATCCCAGGCGGTCACAAACTCCTTGTCGTGGTAAGCCTCCAGCATATCCTCTGTGAAGAGTGTAATCTGCGACTGATTGAGCGGATAGGTGATATTCTCACGAATAGATTTTCGTGATGTATCTGCCTTTACTCTTGTAGCAGTCATCAAACCAATGAGCAAGAACATCTGTTCTGCAGAAATGCGTGTCTCCTTCATTTTGGCAATACGCTCACGATCAGTCTCGATGATGTGCCGGGCATCAACAAGCCACGACTTCAAGGTATCAAGCATTGCTGCCACATCCATACCGGAACCCTTCTTGCCCTTTTCGGAATAGCTGGACATATACAGTTCCGGAGAGAGCATACACTGATTGTGGCAAATCATCACATTCGGACCGAATCCAATTTGAATACCTTTCTGATGGAAGGCTACGGCCACATTAGTAGTAGTCTCGTCATTATCAAAATCTGTGATACGGATATTGGCATAAACTCGGCGAAGGATATGCGCTTCTACCGCATGCTGACCTTTGACCGCCTCCACTTGTGGGAGGCGAACTACTCCAGGCGACTGACGGTCTCTGTTCTGTGCGGCAAACATATCGTAAACCTCCACATTGTAGCCGAGTTCAGTACACTCATCAATGACCTTATTGAAAAGGTCAAAGTGATAGATGCCACGAAGTGGATTTCCGTAAACATCATCCTCGCGGTGTGTGCGACTCAACTGTTCGAGAGTGATGGCCTGAGTCTTGGCTTTCTCGAAATCAAAGAACTTGTCTTCATTAACTGAAGAAGGAACTGCTACCATATCCTCGGCAGCCTTACTCAAAATTGTTGCTGTTGTCATAATCTTTAATATTTTAATTGGTTTACAAATTATTTCAATGGAATGCCTGCTTCTTTAAGAAGCTTGATTCTCTCTTCCTTTGTTGCTTTTGTCAAGTTTGTCTCTTTAACAAAACGCCCAGTAGCATCCCTCGTTATAAGGAACACATAATCTGCGTGATTGATCCAACTTCTCTGACACTCCAGGCGATACTCATTAGCCTCCTCGTAAGTCTCAAACCCGCTCTTTGTGTCATACATTTCATCGTCGCGGGTAACATATAAACTGCTAGTCTTCATTTTTAATCTCAATTATGTACATTAATTCTTTCTCCGGAACACCCTTCTCTTGATAAGGAGAATCGTACTTATATACGACTGCATCATCAAGGAATGTTCTTACTCCCTCCATAAAGCCATCTTGTAACACAGAATTATCTGTTATGTAGGCTGCAAGGAAGAAGCCGTTTCTTTCCTGCGTATCACCAAGGCCAACTGCACCGAAATGACTTCTGAAAGTAGTACCCTGCAACTCATCAAATGAGTACTGAATCATAAGTCTTTTCATCATTTCAAAAAATACTGCTACTTTAATTGCTTTCATATAAGTGACTTAACCGTGATGTCGAGGGCTTATTTTATTAATGTTTCATTGCTAAATCTACTATCGCTACGATAAGCAGAAAAATCAATCCGTTTATAAAAAGAATAGCTCCCATATCTACTTAAAATTAAAGAAGTCTTTAATCTGTTTCTTTTCTTCATCTTTGGCATTCAAGATGTCCTTCACTATGAAATCTGCAAGAGGTGCCAATACCGTATTCATAGCATCGATCAGTTCACCCTGCGCTCCAAGTTTAGAAAGAACGTCTGCATATTCACAAAGAAATTCTTGTGATGAAATGAATCCCATTTCATAATTCTTTTTGATTTCCTTAATTTCTTCCATCTTTTTAAGATTTTAATTGGTTCAACATAATCTGTGGTTAGTCAAAATAACCACTCTTTCTATATGCAAAGATACAAAAAAAATGTGATATATGCAAATATACCACATTTTATTTTAGTTAAAAATACTAAATTTAACTCGCTGAGTATCAGAGCTTTATGTGTTCTTGTAGATGCTGCTTAATGTAATTATTTTTGTAGCTTCACCAATCTTGTCTATCAGATTGGTTACAGCTTCATCCACTTCGCACAAAGCATTATACACATCGTTTGGAATATTATCCGTCTCCAAACCGTTACTAGTCATTTTCCAAGTCTGGTTAAGCTGCCTTGCAGCATCCACCATTAATTTAATGTCCGTCATATTTTTAAGTTTTAAATGAATATCCTACTAACTGCCTGGCAGAGCCATCCCATTATGTAGCAAGGCTCTTCGCCTTTCAAGTCAATACCTAGTGATTCGCAGATGTGAGTGACAACGTGGAACATTTCGTGTGTGACAGTATTCACAAACTCATATTCCGTTGTGGTCCTACTGATAGCAACCACGCTCTTTCTACCTGCAAGGTTGGAGTAGGTGAGACCTGTGTTAGGCATTCCACGCAAGCAATGCTCCCTTGCGCTTTCGACCGCCTTTTCTGTGCAGCCTATCTGCACAAGGGAGTTGCATACCTCATCGGTATCTGCTGCTTTTAAACCGTAGAACACAAGAATCCTCCAATCATACTTCTCTAGATATATCTCTTGACTTATCATAAAATATCATCCCATGGAATGCCGATGCCATTATGGTTACAATCGGCATAGAATCTGTTAAAGATGAAGCCATCCTTCTGGTCGGTATCATCAACCATATCTTTCACGAACAAAGCCATGTGAGCTTCGTCCTCGATGGAAGACTTATAGAAATCAGCCTTAACCATGTTTGCCACATAGACATGATCATAGCCTACATTATTTTCAAGCGTCACTCCCTGCTTGGTAAGGATGGACTCAACCTTGTCCTTATCCATGTATTCAACCTCCTCATCCTTTTTGGTGACTGGGTTGTATTTTCTCATCTGAGCGACTGCCCACTCGCAAGCTTTCTTGTTGAAGTGCCAGCCATTATATCTCAGATATGCTATCATTCCTTCTGGCTTCATATCGTAAGCATCCAAAGGCATTCTACATTTTCCCATAGCTTTTTTCTATTAAGAGTGGCAGGGAGAAATCCCCGCCACCGAATTAAACATTAGTAACGTCCACCACCACGGCGACCATAGTAGCGTCGCTCTCCATAGCGGTCTTCGTCACGCCAATCTTCATCGTCCCACTTGTCACGATAGTCTGGCATCGGCATACGGTTTCCCATACGCTCGCGCTTCAGACTATCCAGGCACTTCATAACCTTGCCACCTGCTCGAACCATTTCCTCGCAGTTGTCAACAAGCTCATCGAACTTGTTTTCCGTAATTTCTACCATATATCCCATAGCAATTACTTTTTTAAATTGTTACCGCTCAAAGCCTTAGACAGCATGGATTCAATATTGGATAGCGTTCCCTTCATGCCACTGACCTCTGATTTGAGGTTATTGATGTCCTGCTCTTGCTGCTTCTCCTTGGCAATCTGTGGGTTGATTCTAGTGAGCATTTCCTCGCAGGAGCTTATGACTCCATTGTGGTAATCTACACTTTCCACGACTCCCTTGGAATGTCGCAACATAGCATCAATCTCGGCGCACATAGCTTCTCTGCTGTCACTGACAACAACACCTTCATTGCCGAAGTTCACTATCTGTGCCGTAGATGGCAGCTTTTCGAAATTGACCTGCTGGTCTTCTACTTGTACCTTAACATCAACGGTCGTCTCCAATGTCGGAGTCTGTCCTGGCATATAGCTAGGATATTTCTGCTGAGGATTGCTGACCGATATTACTTGACCGATTTTTAGAGTCGGCTTTTCTCCTCCCTTGTTTAAAATGTAGAAGAGAGAAGACTGTCTTAGTCCTTGAAACATTTTCTTTCTCTTTTAGTGGGACAGACTTTTCAATCTGTCCCATAGTTAATACTCTGTTAGCCGCCTGTAGGCTGCTGAAACCCAAGCAGTCGGATAATACCGCTCTTCTTATTGATGTATGCCAAAGCCTCCGTAGTGCTTGAAAGACCCGCTCCAGTTACAGCAGAACCAGTATGGTCTACCACGGAAGACTTAGTTGTGCCAGCCGTGGTTGTTCCACTTGTAGTTCCGCTAGTAGTGCTGATGGTTGTTGCACCATTGTGTGGCACCACAATCTTGACTGGAAGGTCTTCGCCAGCAGTAGGCACTCCCTGATGAATCTTTAGCAGTACGATACTCTCACAAGGTAAAGCCTTGTAGCAGCTAGGATTGATACCGAAGTCTACACTCTCGGTGGTTACTTGAAGTGCATTGGTCTTCAATTCATAGATACCGCCAATATCAACTCTCTTGATAGGATTCCGTCTACTTACCATAGGGAATAGTGGGCTGAAAGGATAGTTTAAAGGGAACATAGTTACCTCCTTTCCTTTAACAACCACAACCTACGGTTGATGCTGCTACATCACCAGCGTATGCTCCCATAGCGGCAGCAGTATAAACGTCCTTGTTGAATACTCCGTACTGAGGGTACTGAACACTGATGGTATTAGGCAACTTGCACTTGATGCCAGCCACCTCTGCCTGCAGCGCAGCCAAAGCTGCATTTACTGGTGTGATGACCTGTGCCTGATAAGCCTGCAAAGCCTGTGTCTGATGCTCGTTGGAAATCTGAGCAAGCAGGGCACCGTTCTTCTCTCTCAAAGCATCGAGCTTATCCTGCATTGCCTGTGTCTGCATCTGATCCAACTTAGCCAAGACAGACTGATTGTTAGCATCTGCCTTGTCACGGAGCATCAAAGCGTTGGCGTTTGCCGTATCATTGATGGCGTGAGTCTGCTGACAGATAGACAACTTGATGTTGCCATCCATAGCAGTTATGGCATTGTTGGTCTTGCAGCAGCATTCTGCCAACTGGGTAGCGATGGCATTGTTACCCTGCATGATAGCTGTCAAAATCTGATTAGCATTCATGCCCATCTGATTGCCGAGGTTGCAAATCTGCTGACCTAAGCCATTGATTGCAGCCATGACTGCGTCACTTGATGTGTTGAGGGCTGTAGCCAAGCTCTGAACATCAAAGCCGTTGCGCTGAACTGCCTGCATGATAACGGCAGTATTGGCATCATTGTTAAGCATTGGCATAACGCCACCCTGTCCATTGGAACCCATGCAGCGATTACCTCCGAAGAGTCCCATACCATTATTGCCCATAAGGATGAACAACAAAAGGATAGCAAAGATGTCTTCACCCCAACCATTTCCGTTTCCACGGTTGTTCAAGAGTGCAATAAGACCTGGGTCAACGCCCTGTCTCTGCATGAGTGCAGGAAGCATAGCCAAGATTCCATTAGAGCCTGTGCCGCTTGTGCCGCTCTCTGGATTGAACACGTAAGTTTTACTTTCCATATCCCGAATTTTTAATTTAACCTTAATATTTAACTAACACTTTTTGTAACGTTACGTGTGCAAAGTTAGAAAATTGTTTTGAAATAAGCTATAAGGCTATCATAGTTTTTGTTAGTGGCTCTAAATCAGTGATTTATGGTGATAGTAGGTAGTATCATTTTTTATCCTCTTAGAACGAAAGAATTTACTTTGCAAACAAAAAGGGCGACCGCTCATCACGAGTAGTCGCCCTAGTTATCCATAAATCAATCTCAAACCTAAAAAAAGAAATCTAAGAATGTTTTCTTTCATATACATATAAGAATATATATATCACAATAACCAATATCGTTAAACAACTTAATACACCTATATGACTAAAAATATTCTGCATTTTTGAAACTGGCTCCTTGATTACTTTCGTATCACTTTCCTCCTTTGTTTCCGTCAACGAGTCGCACTTAGACTTATATATACTTAGACTATCTTTGTATGCTTTGTATTGTCTAATGCTGTCGAGCAATCTTTGAGTATCTTTTTCGCTTCGGCTATGATACTCGTAATGTAGCCTGTCCTCTCCAATTTTCTTACCTTGCGCATCAAACCTTGTAGCTGTGCTGTCTTTGACATAGCTACTATCCTTAGTGTTCTTTTCAATCTCGCGCTTCTGGAAGTGAAGCCATTGCTCAAAGGAGTATGACATACGAGTAGTGAAGAGAGAATCGAAATTTCTTTCATTCAGCTCGTCTTTCAAATACGTCTGTTTAGTCACCGCCTTCGGAGTTCCGCAGCCGATAATGAGCAGCGAAATGTATATTGCAATCGTTATGCTTACAATCGCTTTCCAAAAGTTGTAGTCGTTCCATTTCATCATTCATTCAATTTTAAGTGTCCGTATGTGATATAGCTTACTCTTCGCAACCAGCCGTCAAGAAAGTCTTTCTGTGCACCTTTGGCAATGCTCTTAAGATAATCTTCTCTTGTTTTTTTGAATCTCTCAAAAAGCCTCTCACCATTAGATTTATTGATGGCGAACAATGTCTTATTACCAATGATGCCATCCGCCGTGATGCCTAATGTTAACTGGAGATAAGTTACCGCCCTGCTGACTCCACTATTATAGGCAAAGTCAACCAGCATATTGGCTACACTCTGATCTCGGATTTTGTCTGCTTTGCAGGCATTCCAGTAGTTCTGCTTGAAAACCCGATGAAAATCGTCCTTGGTGAGGAGCTTTACATCTTCCTCATTCAGAACTCCGTCACCGTTTTTATCATAGCCGACCCTTCTCCAGGTTGCAAGGGTGATGCCGTATTTTGTTGCTCCACCCCTGTCATTCTTATTGTTTGTGTATTTGTCCGTCTCCCAACTGAGGATAAACGGAACGAGTTTTTTTGAATCTGCCATATTTATTCCTCCTCATTATAATCATTACCTTGAATCAGACAGCCAAATGCGAGAATTGCTCCCATAATAGCTGCCACCATTATAATCGCTAACAACATCATATCTTTTCATCCTTTTCTGTATAGTTCAAATAGTCCGACAGATAGGGTATCTTCTCAATAAACTTAAAACGCATGAGATAGTAGAGGAAACTCACTACATACCAAGGTGGGGTATCCTTCTTGAATATCTGTTTCAAGTTCTTAAGAATATTGCATCCGTAGAACCACAATACTAGGTACGAGATAAAGGAAACGCATTGAACGGAACCTTCCATCTGTCCTTTGAATCGCCCGATTGCATATACTGCTGCACAAAGGACGAAGAACACGGTAGCGTGACCGATGCACACAACTGCTTTCTTTAACTCGAAGTTCTCTCCTTTTGCAATCATGCCACTAAGATAACCGAAAATAAAGTTGAGGGTGAAGACGATCATAAGCGAAGATAGCTCGCCCTCAATCGGCTTAAGATAGGCGAGGAGTGCAAGAACTACGCCTACAACAATATCTTTAATTCTATCTGCCATACTTTAACTATTTGGTGATTAAACAATAACGCTGCAAATATACAATAAAATATTTAATCATCAAATAGATTTCCCGAAAAAGTGCAAAACTTTATGCTTTCCTATAAACGAATATATATTTTTGAAGAAATATTGTATATAATTTCTCCGAAATATTGTATTTTTAAATCCACGAAATCTGGGAAGTCAGAGTGACAGTTGCAAAAATTGCAACAGTCACTCACGCAAACTGAAACAAAAAAAGAGAGGCAATCACTTACCTCTCTTGCTTTTTATGTAGTGTAGTATATCCCACTTCTTAAAATATCGGGTATGCCCACGCTTCTTGCACTCTCCATTCGGAATATCACCCCTAGCAACCATACGATTGAGTGTAGCATCAGAAACGTGCAGTTTCTCCTTGACCTCCTCGGTGCTCATCATAGGGTTGAGCATATCGGGAATAATGTCACACAATCTATCCAAATCATCATCGCTCATTCCGCAAGCGGTGACCTTCTCACCATTTCTCTGCTGCTCGTCAGCTTTAAAGCAAGCATCACTCAGCGACTTTAAAGCCGTTCCGAGTATCTTATAATTCAATATCTTTCCCATATCTTATGCACAAATTTTACGTCCTAGTTTCGTTTCGTTAACAAACATTTTAGCAAAGCTATACAAATAGAATATAGCTGTCACGACCATGACCGTAAAGCAGGAATCCACCATATCATTAGTTGTGTACCAACTCAACTCTACAATATGAGCCGCATTGATGCCTAAGAAGTACATAAATGGAATGCGATACCACTGGCACAAGAAGAAAAATCTACTTGCCAGTATCGTCACCATCGGCAGGACGTAAACCATGAAATAAATAAAGATATAGCAAGGCATATTTTCATTATAGGGGATAAACATCTCACGGGGATGCTGAGAGAACTCCCAAATGCCGTATGCGTGGAAGAACATAATAATGATAGGCACATACTTGCAGAACCAGCGGAAGAACTTTAATATTCTCCTGCTATACCGATTACCATGCTTCTTAAGCATATCCATCAGCTCCGTCACATCGATGTCCTTTATCAACCGTTGGACTTCGGTTTCTTGTTCTAGTGTCATATAACCTCCTTTTTTGTTAGTTGTTGATGCAATTATAGTTCTTAAAAGAAAGAATTTGCCACAAAATTACAGCTTTTTGCACAATTCCGTTCATTTTGCGCAATATTTTATAGTTAAACTTTATAAAAAGTAACAATCCGTAAGTTTATTGCTACTTTCTAGTTACCTCTTTCTCATTTTTCGGTAACGGAAGCATTGCGCTTTCAGATTAATTTTGTATCTTTGCGGCAGAAATTAAAACATAAAGATTATGAATATTAAAAGATTTGATACTTATAGAGGTGTCTGCGTAGATACTATCGGTACAAAAGGTGACGTTTCCGTTGTGGTTACTGATACAAAATACGTATGCAAACCAAAAGAAGATACAGCCGACTACGAACTATATAAGCAGATAGAAAGCGGAGATGTAATAGCGGTCGCATTCTACTATGTCAAAGAGTATTCTGGAATAGACAGAATCCTTCGTGTTATATTTATACCAAAGACGGATTTTGAGAAAATGGTATCTATAGGTGACTGTCACTATATCGGTAATAAGATTCATGGGCTTCCGATGGGAATAGAGATGTACTCACTGGAAGGTGCTCATCTAAGCAAGTTAAGTATGTGTTAATAACAAAAAGCACCATAATGGCAAATAAGCGTTATGGTGCGTCACACGTCTCCATGACAACTTCTCCGTCTCTCATATAAACCTCAACCTCATACCCTTCATCGAGGATCTTATCAATTTCCTCTTCAGTCGGTATTTTCCTCAATATCTGCTTCATCTCTCTTATTGATTATATTCTTGGCGATATTCATAAAAATCGCCTTTTCTGTGTATTTATATTTCAGTTTTACTGTATCGAAATGACCTTCTATATAGCAGTATTTATAGAATTTCTGCGGTAACTTCGCCGTTATCCTGCGTTTCATGGCATACTCATTATAGTGTGACATAATGCCGAGATAGGAATTGACAGAGGATATCTCCTTCTTGATATCATCAATCATTCCCATTTCAGCAGCCTTACCCAGTCTTTCTACGGCAAACGCAAAACTGTTGATGGTGTGGTTGGCAACATATACTCTGCCTGGCTTGATTATTGCACCCGTAAACTGAACACCCTTAGAGTAATGCTGTAGATAGAATTTCTTTTCGTTGAGCCTTAGACCCAGCTTTCCGAGTTCTGTTCTGAGCATAGGGATAATAGATAAAAGTTTCTCCTTATCCTTGCTTACGAATGATATATCATCCACATACCTATTATGCCTTACGCACACGGCATCAATCTTCCAGTCGATGGTATTCAACAAGAAGTTGGCGAATAACTGAGCGAACAGATTGCCGATAGCAATACCTCTGTCTTCTCCGTTGGTAAACAGCGATTTCTCTTTTGGTATAAAGTTCCACATCCACAAAGGACTTCTTCTTTCGCAGTTGGTTTCTGGTCTGTGCATAATGACAAGATTACAAAGCCATCTAAGGTCTTCTTTATCGTCTCCTTCATAGTGCGCTACAATGAAACCATCAACCATCTTCGCTAGCTTAGATTTGATGATACTCATAAAGAATCCCTTCAAGTCAACCTTCATTACATAGGCATCCTTGGTATAGTTCTCGCTCTCCTCACGAATATCTTCTGCTAATTGAACAACACCAGCAAGCTGTCCTTTTCCTTTGCGGCAGTTGTATGTTCTGCCACAGAATATCCGTTCAAACAATGGCTCTAGCCTCAATGCTATGTAATGATGGATAACCCTATCCCTGAACTCGCCTGCAAACACCTCTCTATAACGAGGATAGCGGACGACAAAGCAGATAGATTTTCCGATTCTATACTGACGTGAGTTAACTTCATTCATAAGTTCAACAAGGTTGTGAACATAATCAAGCTCGAACTCCGTAGCTCCGACTGTGCTCCGCTTTCTTTTACGGCAGTCTAAATATGCTTCTAGTATCGTTTCAAAATCTATCATTTACTATTTTCCTGAATACGTCTTCTTTATTAGTGCTGAAACTGGACGTACCCTGTTCTGATTGAACTTATAGTTGTTGTTCACGTTGCCATCGTTCAGATTCAAGTTCCAAGCGTTGGTCGCCGAGTTCTGGGTTATCACTACATTGTCTTGTTCTTTACCATATATGATGGTAGTAGCCCATTTATTCGGAAGACTGTTCTCCTAGTTTGGCTTACCTCCCTAGCACTGACTACGTTCACTCTCTAACCTTTTAAGAGCTTCGATGAGCGAACCCTTCCACGCTGTACTTTGCCGTCCTATACTATCCATCAGCAGAAGCAGATTTGCCAACCTGCCTCTGCCTTTTATCCATTGATGTTCTCCTGCTATCTCTATCAAGGTATTCAGTAATTCCAAGTTTGATTGCAGCTCGACAATATCATCAATTCTCGTTTTCAAATCCTTACCCATATAGACCTTTGCGATAATATGAAGAGAATCGATAGCTGTGCGCTCTATTCTATCCCCAACAACATATCGCTGTTCTTTCGGAAAGTCCTTGATGATATAAATCACCTCGTTCAGAAACTTCTTCATGTCTCTGTAAACCCTTGTCTTACTTGCAATCTTTGCCGTCATTATTGAATACCTTTCTTGGTCATAACTTGCTTCCCCACGCCCTTAAAGGCGTGGGAGTGAAAAGAACTAACTACTAACTAATATAAAAATGCTGAAACTGGACGAACCGGGCCCTGATTGAACTTATAGAAGTCGCTCACGGTGCCACCGGACAGATACAAGATCCAAGCGTGGGTCGCCGAGCGCTGGGTACTAGACCAATACCATGTTGATTGCAGCTGTGTAGCGCCACTAATCTTTGATAAGGCATAGTTAATCTTATCAAAGTTTGCCCAAATCATCGCCAGTTCAGCCAACGATGGCAACCACCATCTTCCTGTGGTCAAACCTTTGCCGTTGGCATTTACACGTGCATACTTGTTACAGAAACCAGCGGCGTAAGCCTCCGTATTAGTAACGTTGCTCGATGTACTTCCGTTAATGATAGCGGTTGTATTTGCTCGACCAGCAAAATCATTCAATGTGGTCATTCTGTCGCCAGTTGTAGTAACTCCGCTAATCTGTACTGAGCCAGACATATCTGATGATGATACTGGCTTAGAACTCCACTTTTTATCCGTTCCTTCTGTTGGAGCTATCACGAGATGTCTTCCACCTTCAACAAGAAGAACGCCTTCTGCAACTTCTCCGCTATTTTGATAAGATGCCCAAGAACTTACCCTTACGGCAAGAGGAAAGTTATCGCTCTTGCGATGAAACATAATGAATACACCATCGTACAACTGACCTATATCTGCTCTGATGGCATCCTCCATCGTTACTTTACTAGCATTTGTTATCGCTTGCCCGTTAGCAGACAGCCAATCGCTGATTTTTCTAGTTTTTATAGCCATAATATTATGTATTTAAATGATGTTATTACTTATTTTTTCTCATCTGCTGATACCACATTACTGATAGCGGCATTCACTGCATCGATGAAGCAGGGAGCGGTAGTGCGTTCAACAAGTTCCTTGATGATTTTCACCTCGTCATCGGTGTACTCTGTATCATCACTTCCGTTCCACATCTTCACGGCAAGAGCCTGTCCTGCCAGCCCTAATCCTGCTCCCTGCGAGTAGATGATGTTCGCAATCTGCTTGCGAGCGTTAACAACCTGACACTGATTCTTGTCGAGTGTCATAAATACTTCCAAATGTTCTAAATTTATCTTCATAATCAATTATATTTTATTATCTTGTTGCGTAACTTACAATCCACTGGATTCCGTTATACCATATCCAGCTAACCTGACCTCTAGTGTCTGAGTGCCACGTTGTTGCTGAACTTGTGTCACGAGTATCATATATGTTTGTGTCCGATGATATATTTACCCGACCTCCTCTCTGTATGATGGTATAGCATTGCCCATATTTCGGGGAAGATGGCAACGTGAGAGTGATGGTTGAGGAATTGTAGCACTCCACCGTGTGATGATACTCTGTCAGCGAATCACTAGCAGCCAAGCGAACAAATGATGGTCTTAAACCTATTACATCTCCACCTCTAATTACGATAGCATGGTTACCTTCATACGGATTCGTCATATCAAAACTGCCTGCCTGGTCTGCCCAACGTGTAAGCAAGTCTAACGCCGTACACATTTTGCCTGACGGCGTTGAAGTGCCAGCATCTATCAAAATCCGAATACCTGTGCTCAGGTCGTTATATGCACTTGTTACAGAATTAATTCTAAGACCAGTTCCCAGATAGCTGCCACAAGCGACGAAATAGCCTTCACCGTGTAGATATGCTTGATTCATAAACTGAAGATATTCATTCGACAGGCTCATGCCTTCAGTCTGCCCTATAGAGCCTATTGAGTTTTTATTGATATTGAATCCGGCTATACTTCCGCTAGTTGCATCTATTCTACCAGATATATCTGCATTCGTAGCTTTTAAATACCCATTCTTCTTTACCGCAAACGAAGCCGAATCGCCAGTTTTACCTCCAAGCCATAAGCTCCAGTCGTAATCATTATCAACAACTCTGAACGAGCCATACATCTTACTATTAGTAGTATCAGTTGGATTGAGCAGATTAATCTGATTAGTTCCGAGCATATTGATGGTTGCATTCTCAGCAAGGAGAAGATGAGTTGCTATTGACTTATAGTTGTTCATCTCTTTCCAGTGTCCATCATCCAAGCTAGGAGTATCTGTTTTATCATCGTAAGTGACAATACATTGCCACCACTTACCATTGATACACACAACGTCAATATATTCTTCTGCACCCGAACCAGACAGATATTTGTAACTTCCCGATTCAAATCCGTCATGCTCACGCATCAGAGCACCTTTCGTTCCTCTCGTTGCTACGGAGTAAGAAGGGTTACTGCTGCTCCCGTTAGTGTACTTGAAGATGGTGCGTGTCCACAAATATGGATTTGCATCCGTAATATTCGGAACGCTCGTACTCCAAGTACCTTGAGGTGGAGTAGTGCCGCTACTACCAATCTGATAGGTCACTTCGGTGCTTTTGATGCCATTTCCTGTAGCACCAGTCGCTCCCTTGATATAAGACCAATCGTATTTAGTCCAGTCTTCAGAATCAGTTGGTGTTTTATCTACTAGCACTCCTACATAAGCATGTTCTTTACCATTAGCACTCACTGTAAACCCAGTGCCCTTGGAATCATCCATCCAAGCAATGTGAGTATAATACTGCACTGCTGGTGTTCCTGGGTCACCTTGAATCTTTCCTACATTCTCAAAACCTCTAGCGTGAGTAGAGTCAGTCTTAGATGTACCAGTGTACACCCACAGGTAGCCGCTAATGATATATCCATCACCTAATGTGTTGCCAGATGTAGGCAGCTCTGACGTACTACCTTTTGACCCCTTGATGGTTACAGAAGTTCCATCCTTGCCATCCTTTCCGATGTACGTATAGGTGATATTCTCCGTAGTCTTGTTATTGCTCCAAGTATAAGTAGTCCTCGTCCAAAGGAACTTGCCCTTGTTGGCTGCCGCACTCGCATCGGGTGCGGTCGGAGACCACTTCTTGGCTTCGCTTACACTTGATGTAATAGCATAATCGACAACCGTCTTGGTAACGTAGGGGGTATCACCGCTTTCGCCCTTTTCACCTCTCATAGAGATGGAAATAGAGCCAGTCGCTTCTGCTAATTTCCTTACCATAGGCTATGCTATTTAGTTCCTGTTATAGAATATACCGCACCCTTATATTCTCTGATACCAGCTTCGGTAATCGTGAACGTATTGCCCGATTTGGTAATAGCGGAATTGATAGGCACACCAGCATTGGAGTAGAGAGACATAGAGAATGTTACTCCTGTCTCATTAGCCGTTGAACCTCTCTTGCGCATATACGGCTTATACACAATCTTTCCACCTGAGTTCTGAATGAAGTTCTCGGCTACAGGGTTGTCGTTCCCATCCGTAGGGTTTGGGTATAGAATGTACTCATCTGACACGTCATTTATGGTCTGTGTATCGGAAGCGTAGAAGTCATTACCTTTGTATGCCTCGCACTTAACGATGATGGAAGAATCCACGTCCGTCTCGTTGATTGTGAATGTAGCGGAAGTGCTATTCTGCTTGAGCACCCATCCGCCGCTAGCATCTGGCAGATACCACTTGAACGTATAGCCAGTAGATGTAACCATATTACCATCCGTAACCTGTGCCTTGACAGTGCAAGTTCCGCCCTTCTCGGTAATGGTAAAGAGATTCTTGTCTGACGTGGCGATAATGTTCACTCGCTTAGAATCAGTCACACCCTCGGCTATATATACTGGGTACATAGCTTGTAGCGTAACGCTCGTGTTTGACATTGATACACTGACCTTACAGATGATGTTGAACGAATCGCCACCATTAATATTAATAAGGTTCTTATTGACTGTGAGCGTTGGATTTCCGCTTGAATCAGAGCCTTCTGTGAAATGCCCAGACGTGCCACCGATTGTATTAGTTGAGACGTGGGAAGCATTGAAAGTCAGCGTTACATCAGCCACTATCCAAGTAGGAGAACCCTTAGAAAGGTCGAATGAGTTACCAGCACCCTGTTCTGCTGAATACGCCTGCATAACCAGTTTCGGCTTGGTCGCACCGCTCGCTTCGAAATTAGGCACAACGTTGGATGGTGACGCTGGGTTGCCATCATAATTCTGATAAATATCACCAGTATTACATTGCAAGATTGGGTGCAACGTAGTACCATTAGATGTGACAACAATCTGTCCTGTTACCGTAGCTTTACTCATCGCTTACCTCGCTTTCTTCTTTAGTGTCTGTATTCTCGAAAGACGGCTTATCACCGCCACTCGAACCGATATAGTCATTGCTTCTTGTATCACCCTCGCCGCCAAACTCGACTGGAGTGTAGCAGGATGCAGGAGTGTCTGTCGTTCCCTTGATTTCCGCAAGGGCATCGCTCTCAGCTATCAGCGAGCCGCCAGCATTGGCTGCTCTTTCGTTGAGGTTCACGCCATCAACACCATTCAACTCACTCTGATAGAGCAAGCAATTTCCGTCACTTGTCATTGTCAGCGGAACTCCGCTTCTGATAATTTTCTCAGCAACCTGCTTCGTAACCTTAACGTAGTATTTCATAATTCTTTATTTTTTAAAGTTAGACAACATTATCCGTTATTCTCATCAATTTCCCTTGATATGATATAGTTTCCGTTCTCATCCACAAGGGCATTCCCATTCTCGTCAACAATCAGCTCGTAAGCACCTCTGTCTTCGATGGTAAGACGAATGCTCTTCTTTGCTTCGAAAGGGCATTGGAACGTTTCGCCATAACCTAACACCTCCACACTCTCCGTCATTGTAGTAACGCCGTTGTTCGTGCTCTTGCCGTATGTAACCTTCTGCCACTTGGCTCTCAGAACCTTCTCCCATACCGATGGCTCGATAACTACGTTATTGTCGCTGACTACTGCTTGGCAGACAACAGACGTGGCATCCTCGTTGAGACCGAAGCCGTCACCGATAAACTGAGCCGTGAGCGGCGGAATGGTTCTGTTGATGTACGTAACCTTACGAGCATCAGCATCACGGGGAGATGAAGGAATACTGCCGCTATAGATATAGCACGCTCTCAACTCATATCCGATGCCTTCGCCTATCATATCGCAATCAATAGTGATAGAGGAAATCTGCCCATTCGCGCCCTTTGTCATTGCGGTAATCTCGTAATTCTCGGCATCATCAGCCGAAGAGATAAGCTGCTTCGTTCCGTTATCCAAGATGCGATACCACCATATCTTCATCTTGCCGTCTGCCGTCTTATCCTTTGCTCCGACCATAATCTTGGCGGTAAGAGTCCTAGATGCAGCGTGCTTGATAGGATTCCACAGCACCGTAGGTGGGCTATCCAGCATAATCTCAGCCCGAGCATTCGTGCAGTCTTCGAGATAAAGAGCCTTGTTAGCCACGAATGTGTACTTATATCCGCAAACTGGGTCTGTCCAGTTTCCTTCAAATCGCATTGTTCGTGGCTTTCCTAGAACGGAGTTCTGCTTGATATAGAGAGTTCCCTTATCCGTTCCTTCCCTCACGGCTTCATATCCTGCCTTCACACTTGCATTCTCACTTGTGGCTACAACCACGATGCCGCTAGATGTCACCTCAGACCACTTAAATGAATCCAACTGACTGTTACAGGTCGTTGTCTCGCCTGGGTTATCGGGGTCAATAAGATAGCAGGCTGGGAACATCGTACAAGGGCGAATAGAGAAATCGGGAGAGAATGAGCCTTCGATACCATCATACTGCTGTCTGTTGATGATATTTCCAACTATTTCTATGCTGACGGACTGAGAGTAAGCCGTAGGCTGTATCTCCATCATCTTGTCAACACTAACCGCTAATTCTTTAGCCATATCCTATTATTTTAAAAGTTCAACATTTTAGAAATTAACACTCACGTCTTCCGAATACATCGTCTCGCCATCCTTGATTTGCGCTTCGCAACGGAAGACTACCGTTCCTACCTTGAATGCAGAACCGCCGAGGTCTTCATAGGTCAAATCTACCGACAATCCGCAGTTGGCGTGAGAGAGTGCCCATTTATTGTCTGCCGTTGGATTGTTTGTCTCCCTCGTCCATACGATATTAGTCATCGAGTCAGTAACGTCCTGATTATAGAGCCTTCCGACAACCGATAACGTGGTGAACACCTTCCAAGAGCCATCAGCATTCGTTGCCATCAAGTCGTTGAGACGGAAGTTCCACAGCTTCGATGATAGCATTTCAAGCGTGAAGTAAGGATTGCCCTCAACGAATGCCCAAGCCGTAGATGAGTAGGTCGGCGGCTTTGTTGTCTTATCTTCGAGACACTGCCACTTGCAGCCGAGATAATAGACGGTATCAATCGTCCTGTCACCATTGCGGTAAGGGTTATCGCCTTGCGCCACAGCCAAGCTCCAAACACCTCTGTCTCTTGTCGTGTAGATTGGATTTCCTTGATAATCTATCTGTTGGAATGATGCAGCAATCATCCATTTAGCATAGAACGCTCCATCACGCTTGTTGGCGGTAGGGAAGTCCTGGAACAGGAACGATAGCGCATCTGGCAGCTTACCCAACGCAAGGGAATAGTTCGTCTTGTCGATGATAGGCTTGGTAACGTGGTCGAGCCATACAAGTAATCCTTCTGATGATGAGATATACCAGCAGCTCTGCCTGTCTTCGTCCACCGCATTTCCCCATCGTATCAGCCTAGCCAACTCGCAAGGTGGATAGTTCTTCTTGCTAGGACATTCGTTGTCGGGATAACAGACAACCGTAATGGTATTCGTTACGGTGTTCACCGATAACACTCGCAGCCACATATCATAATACTTGCCGTTTTCCGTCAATGTATTGATTGATGCCAATATCACATCATTCTCCTTGAATGCCGTGAAGTCGTTATCCCACCGCTTCTGAAGCTTCAAGTCGTAAGTTACATTGCCGCCTTCCATTGCCGCAGGAATCTCCGTAACCGACTCAACCATACCACTCTCTGTGAAGACGAAGTTGCTTTCCATTGCCGTCTGCCTGTTGGTAATAAGCTCCTTTGCGATGATAGAACTTCGGGATGTGATGCTCTCAAACTCGGCATTGCCCAGCTCGTCAATCCTGCCACCCGTGCCGAAGAGCATTCCCTGAATGAACTCTCCGAAGGTCGCACCCTTCTTAAATTGAGATAAGTCTTCTGCTGTCAATCCTTTCAAGAACTTCTGCACCTTTTCCCATGTGATTGTGCCCTTTGCTGTGTTATCCAGCAGCCTAGATACAAACTCCATCCTAGAGCGTCTAGCAGAATAAACGTTACTATCGGATGCAGGAGTGGTATCGTTCATGCCAATTACATAGACACCTCCACCATTACCGCTTCCTGTGCCGCCTATCTGCATTCCATTCACCTTGATGGAATCAACCTTGTCTTCCAACTTACCCAACCGGCTTGTTGCAGCCTTTTCTCCTACAGTGTACTGAGGGTGGTCGTAAGGAATGTCCAAAGGTATCTCCATTCCGATGATACGAGAGTTTCGGTAGTGCTTGCCATCCGCGTCCACCTGCGCAAACATATCATTAATCAGCTTTACCTGCTCACCGAGAGGATGGTAATCGTATGTTCCATCATTGTAGAACTTATCGCCATCCATCGTGCAGGTGAAGTTTGAGTTGCTGATCATGGTTTTCTGATAGTACTGCTTCGCTCTATCGAACAGAGACAACTGAGCAGTAGGAATGAGGTCCGTATCTGTAATTTTGGTTGCGTCCCAGTTGAACAGAAAGTACTTATCACCAACCTTTGGGCACATAATGCCATCGGGAAGAGTTCTTCCGTAGGTGTCGTTTGCCACAATCTCGAAGTAGTTAACCTTGTCGATAACCTTGAAGCTGACATCGAACTCCATACCCATGAGAGCACCGCTAGTGAACTTGATGCCTAAAGTGAGGTTACTCTTTATCCAACTCTCCTTGAAGTTATTAGTGAAAGAGTCTGTAGATGTGACCTGCCAAAACGTCTGTGTAGTCTTCGTTCCGTCTTCATTATCAACTGTGCTATCATAGGTCTTGATACTGCTGACTACACTTTCCACCTTCGGATATTCTTCATCGAACATAACGACACCTTCGATAGCCTGCTTGTCATTCTTCACGACATTCACGTTCTCCAGGTAGCCATCCTTGGCGAAGAAGCCATCACTATCCACTTCCTTGTTAGGGAGCATGAGGTAATCAGTAGCAACACCATCGGTGGTGACGTCCGCATCGGCACCAGTGAAATATCCCTTCGGAATATTTCTGTCTGAGCCGAATGCGTACAGTCTCGTAATATAAGTTGACTTAGATTCCGAATAGGACATAGACAGAACATTAACATCCTGTTCGAATGTTGTCTGCCCTTCCATTTCGCAATATCCAAGGTATATAATAGAGCCATCTATCCACCACTCGCAGTTGAGCGCATCTTCGGAACAGATGGCGTTGAGAGCATCAAGAATACTGATAGAGCCGTACTCGATCAAGAATCTCTTCTGAACATCGAAAGCCTTGTTGTTGTACGTAGTGTAGTCAACGGAGAAATCCTTGCCATTGTACGTAAGACCTAGCGCCTTGAGGTTGCCGAGTATAACGTTCATGTGTACGCCTACCGTTGTGGTGAGCTTGAAGGAGGTCTCGTTGGCTCCGTGCTGAGGGCGATACTTGCAAAGCTTATTCTTCCAAGACATATAGTAGGCATCCATCTGCATTTCGTAGTCGTAGCCATCACTATCATTGTGCTTAGGGAAGTATGATGATGTAAGCTCAAAGTAGCCGAAGTCGGGAATCTCCACGGAGTCCCCAATCTCGAAATAGGTAGGAGTAGCCGTAGTGAACTTCAAGATGATGTAGTGGTGGTCCATAAGCTGATATGACAGCTTAGAACCCTCGCCGAAGTCCTCTAATGTGAAGAATACCTTGTTATTTCTCTTAATCTGAATCATTAGCTTGTATATTTACTTGTTTCACCTCTGTCACTAGGGTCTGGCTCGTTGAGCTTTAGGCTGAACTTTGCCATTTCCCGAATGAACTGACTGAATTGAGTGCAGGAGAGATAGATGCACCGATACCACACATTAGGCTGAAATCGGGTGCGGATAATCAACTCTCCCTTAGCAAGAACCTCCTCGCAGAACCTAGCATAGTTCGTCAAGAACGTATCTGAGTCCTTGGCGGTCATATTGAACGGCAGCGTTATCTCCCTCTCATCCAATCTAGGATTGTGCTTGATAACTGACTTTCCGTCCTTTGAACGATACTTGTTGCTGATGAACTCCTTGTTTGGTGCAGGGGTCATGAGCATACTGAGGGCGGTTTCGTCTAGGAAGATGCCCCACGTAAGGTAGGCATCCTTGCCATTGATGTAAAGTTGTCCATTAAGCATAACTATTTAATCATTAAATAACCTTATAGGCTTCGCTGTGAGCCGCTTTTGCTATTGTTGAGTATAGTTGTAAGGGTTGACGAGCGAAAAGCCTATAGAGGTCAAATATCCTTTAATCTTCTGTTCATATCATCCAGCTTTGTTCCGAAGTCATTATAGGTGAGCTTTGAATACTTCACGATGTCTTCGAGGTAGCTGTTTGTCATAATCATCATATTTCTAATCTCCAATACCGCGCCATTGGTTGAGATTCCGAGTGTAACGATGCTCTCCATCTGTGATATGGTTGTAGTCATGTTCTGAGCGATGGACTCTCCTGCAATCTGCAGGGCGGTGAAGCGACCATTCAGCTCGTCTGCGGTATCTTGCCCCATAGATGCCCATCCTCCGCTTGTTGCGGTCTGTGAAGAGGATGAGGAACCAGTGTAGCCTGTCACCTTCGCCCAATCATCACGTCTCTTCAATCCTTCCTGGACTATATCATCGTAACGCTTGTTGAATGCTTCTATGTCTGTTTCGGTAAGCTTGCCATCGTTGTCCTTGATAGCCTTAGCCCAATCATCATAGAGCTTCTTCAAGTCGCCGTTGATGAGGTCTTCCATAGAGTAGGAGAGAAGAGCCTTTTGCATCATTTCAGCGAAATCGTCTGCAAAGTCCTGCGCTGACTTGCTCATATCCATAAGGTCTGACACGAAGCTATCCTTCATGCTGTCAAAGGAAATCTGCGTAAGGCTTTCCTTCAACTTGTCTGATAACTCATCCAGCTTGCCCGCTTGGTCTATGTAGTCATTCAGCTTCTCCGTCAGACGCCCACCATAGTTACCCTTGCCAGTGTTCTCGATGTGCTCCCAGATGGCAACGTTGCCACGGAGGAGCTTCATTTCCTCTGGACTGAGGGAGAAGAGGTCACCATTGAAGTCTGACTTGACGTTCTTCTTGATCCAATCCATCTCATCGCTTCCGAAGCCGCTCCAATAGCGATTCCATGAGCCGTGAGAAGCGTGATAGCTTGCCTGAGCCTTGGCGATGTCGAGGTAGTTCTGATTCGTCTCCTGCTGATTCTTGTAGGCTTGCTCGTAGTATGAGGTTGCCTTGGATCCATAGGAGTTTTCCATTGCATCAGTCAAATCCTCAATGGATTGCTGCAAGAGGGTATTTCTGTCCGTCAGTCTCTCGATGGTATCATTGACCTTCTTGGCATTTCCGTCTCCACCGAACAGACTATTGAAGCCACCGAATGAAAGCGTATTGAGGATATGAGATACATTGTTTCCGATACTCTTCAATGGCTTCATAACGATGTCACCCGACAGAGCATCATCAAGAATACCCGTTACCGCTCCAAAGACCGTCTCCATAAGGTTGCTTATGAGTGTTCCGAAGCCATCTTTCAGAATATCGAGGATGCCGAGTACTGCGGAGATTATTTCACCTGCCATACCGCTATCCCCTAAAGCTTCCGTCAGAGCCTTGGCTGCGCTGCTGTCCTTGCCGAGCAATCCTTGAATGCCTTTAGCAAGTGTGTTGGCAACGTCCTTCTGCATACTGCCACCGAAAAGCTTGTCAAGCCCTAAGATGGAGTTTCCTATGCCTTTGAGCGACCCCGATGTGAGACCCTGCAAGCCTTCTTCTAGTTGCTGGAACTGAGAGACTGCCTTCTGTGCGGATGTCTGCAAGTCTGAGGTTGCCTTCTGAACAGAGGAACCGAAAGACAATACATCATTGGATGCGGTAGTGAGAACGTTCTGCGCTCTAGAGAGGTTTTCTTCAGCCTTACTGATGCTATCCTTATTACCGCCCTTCTTAGCCTTGGCAAGGTCTTCCTGCGCCTTGGTAACGGCTTTCGTGGCTTGTACCTCTCGCTCTTGTGCGTCTATGAAGCCCTGCATGGCAGACTGATAGGAGTTGATGTAGTCAGAGACCTTCTTGAAGATGTCGCTATCCCAAACCGTGGCAGAGCCTTGCAACTTGGCGATAAGCTCCTGTATAGTCTTCTGCTCGTTGACATCTGTTGTGCTCTTGGAAAGCTCCTGTAGCTTCTCGATAGTTGGCTCCAGTTGGTCCTTGAACATAGCACCGAAGTCTCCGAAGATGCTTCCCCAATCAATGTTTTGCCTGATGGCATTTATCTCAATGTTTTGAAGTTCCTTATTCTTCTGTTGCTGAAGAGATAGCTTCTCGCCCTGCGTCTGAGCCTTGGCAATCTTCTCTTCATACTCCTCGGCAATGGCTTGCTTCTGCTGATAGAGAGAACCATACTCCTTCAAGTAGTCACGCATAGAGGTGAGGGCTTCCCTGTTGACCTCATCAAGCTTCTTGTTATACTCTTGGGTAGCGAGGTCTCTTGCCTTATTGAGGGCATCGGACTGAGCAGAGGTGAGGGATGCCTTCTTGCCAGCTTCCTTGTTCTTCTTCTTGAACTCTGCTTCCTGCTTGTCAATCTCGGCTTTGCGCTTGGCATAGTCGTTCTTGATTTGAGCAAGCTTCTTCTCCGTGCCTTCCTGCATCTGAGATATATCTGTATCGATATTTTCCTGCTGCAGCTGCTTCAAGTCCTCATTCAGTTCCTCCTGTGCCTTCTTGCGGTCTTCTGCCTGTTTCTTGGCATCGGCGGCTGCTTTCTTGGCTTTGGAAGCGTTCTTCTTTGCGTTTGCTTCTGCCTCTTCCTTTTCGCGACGCTTCTGCTTAGCATCGTCTTCTGCCTTGGTCTGCTTGGTGTTGGCAGCATTGGTATAATCCCATCCTCGCTGGGCAATAGCTTTGGTTGACATCCACTTGCCGTTGACTTTGGCACCAGACTTGTTGTTGTTTCCTAAATCGCGTGCCAACGCAGAGAACCATCTTCCCATTTTGCCAAGCTCCTTAACATTCATGTTATTCATCCATGAAGGAATCTCGGCATCGAAACGTATTTTGAAATCTACGTTATTAACTCCGTAGTTCTGCATGAACTCCTTGACACGGTTGTAGAGAACGTGTACATCCTCGCCGGCACCCTGGAGCTGCTTCTGCAAAGCGTTTATTCTATCCTTGGTAGATGCAGACTTATTGCCGAAATCCTCTGTTGCATCTGCCGCCCGGTTGATATTATCTGCCTCCTCACTATGCAGCTTCTTTGCAGCTCGAAGTTCATAGAGATAACCAATCAATGCCTTCCTGGCATCGCTTGTCTTGTCTCCTGTAAAACCGAAAGCATTAGCAAGCTTTTCAGATTCGGATATCAAAGAAGCCTCTAACTGATTGTATTGCTTCAGATAGGTCTGATACTCCTTGGAGTGCTCATTCAAGCCAGCCATCTTCTGTGTTAGGTCATCAAACTGCTTGATAACCGAGTCAGATACGATGTTCTGTATGCCGACTGCAATACCGCTGCTAGAGGTTCCATAATCCTTCAACTTACCCAAAAGGGCTTGCTGAGCGCTATCAACACGGTTGTTGTATTCTTCATTAGCCTTGGAGATAGCGTTGGCCCTGTTACGTTCCGTAGCCTCCAGCTTGATTTGCTCGATAAGCTCATTGGATTTGTCTATTTCCTGCTGCTTGACGTCCACAAGATTACTCTCGTCTTCCTTGATCTTGTCGATAGTAATACCGTAGTTCCCGTAGATGTTCGACAACTCCTTGATGGTGTCCTTATAGACCTTGGAACCTTCCTTTGCTGTCTTCAATATGGCAATTAAAGACTCGACCTTACTGGATGCCTCATTAGCGCTCTCAGTAAACTTTGATGTCTTAGTAGAAGCGTCTTCTGCACTATTGCCAAACAGCTTGAATGCGACAATGGCGGATAATACTGTTCCTACGACAAACCCTAAAATATTTGTCTTGCAAGCTAAATTGAACACTCTCATTGCTTGAGTTGCATTGCTTACTGCTTTAGCAAGCTCAATGAACCTAACTGCTGTATTAAGCGCAATGCGAGCCTTTTCTATAGCAGCAAGAGTTATCACGACAGCCTTGTAGGCTCCGTATGCTGTAACAGCGACCATTACAGCCTTGCCTACCGTTTCCCAATTCTCCACGAGAGTGGAAACAATGCCCAATCCTGTATTGATGACACCCTCCTGGGATTTGCCGAGTTCATTGAACATCTGCTCGATGGCATCCTCGATGTTGCTTATCTGACCGGTAATGGTCTTGGACTGAGCTTCCATCAATCCACCGAACTTGCTACCCTCGGCGGTCATACTCTGCATTGCCTGGATGAAGATGTCGCTGGTAACCTTGCCTGCCTTGATTTGCTTCTGGACCTCCTTGATGGCATTGGTAACGTCAAGTCCCATAACCTTTGCTATCTCGTCTGCGATAGGAATACCTCGGTTGAGGAACTGATACAAGTCCATCGTGTCCATCTTACCCTTGGCGATGGTGGTACCGTAAAGCATCACGAGGTCTTTAAGGTTCAGACCCATACCTGCCGCCACGTCTCCCAATCCGATAAGCGTCTTGTTTACATCCTCGGCTGCTACGTTGAACGCAAGGAGCTGCTTGGCTCCCTCTGTAACATCCTCTACACCGAAAGGTGTGATGGCAGCCGTGTGGATCATCTGCTTCATGAGAGCATCAGCTTTCTCCTCAGACTGCAACATCGTCTTGAATGCCATCTCCGTCTGCTGGAACTGACCGCGGACCTGCATCATCTGATTGACGAACTTGCCGATGCTCCAACCTCCTATGGCAATGTTGAAGCTATTCTGTATATTCGAGATTACATCGTCAATGGACTTTCCGTCTTTCTCGACCCTCTCTGCAGTTTGGTGGACTGCGTTCTGAATGTCCCGAAAACCGGATACCACCTTAGCTGTCTCGACTATTGTATCAAATTTAATGCTTGGCATAATGTTCTATTTTTCCTTGAATTTATACTCAGTTATAAAGAATCCCCGGGGAAACACCAAATGTGAGTGTTCGATATGGGAACTTTACGTGCGTGCGCAGGAAGACTTCGGTTAAATCTCGGTCTCGGACTCTATCACCGCCTTCATGACCGCCTCCTTGTTGTTGCCATCGATGACCTCTTCCCCTGCTGCCGGTATATGAGCTTTCTTCCTCTCCTCGTCAGACAGATAGATTGAAGTAATCTTGTCTTTGAGCATGAGAGTCAGGTTGTTATACGATATTCCCCATACCACGTAATCGAAAGTCCATCCGTATCTTTCGCAAGCAGCGTCTATGAGTGTTCCCCATATTGTCTTGCCTCCGAAGATAAAGCTATTCTCCGACTTCTTTGCTGCGTTGACCTTTGCCATACGCTTCGCTTCTTCTTCCATTCCTGTCTCTTTGGCTATTGTCTGATATGAGTTAGCCTTAAGGATGATGATGAGGAGAGTGGCTATATCCTCGTTGGAGCATTCTTTGAAGATTAACTCCGTCTGCCTGCTTACGCATCTGGAATCTAGTATCTCGTTCTTTGTATTGAGTGAGTGATATGCAATCAATCTGCAGCATGTCTCCCTTTTGGTGTTTGCAACTCGCAATGCTTCCAAGAATGGATCAGCTTGAAGTAACTCTTTGTCTAGCTCCAAGCTATCTACCAACTGCGACGTTAGATACATCATGCCCAGTGTAGTAGGGTAGATGTTAACGTGAGCGTGCTCAGTATCAAAGCCTATCGGCATATCTGTGAGCGTATTCGATATAATGATTCCTAACTCTTCCATATCACTCGAATTTAAATTGTTGGCACCCAAGGCAGGACTCGAACCTGCGACTTTCAACCAGCTTTTGAAGACCCTGGATTTTCATGCGACGGACTATTTGGTCTCGCTCTGCCCCTGAGCTACTTGGGTAGGTTGCCGGCTGATAACCCTCAGTCGGCTGAAGGGGATATTAGAATATGCCTATGTCTCTGCGTAGGTTTCCGTGATTTCAGCAGGAGGGGTCTCACCGTCCTGCGGCTTCTTGAAAGTCAAGGCATACTTTCCACCTGTTCCCTTTGCGACGGTGATAACACGCCAGCGGTAAGCACAATAGACTTCCTCACCCTTTGCGTTTGTAGTCTTAGCCACCACGTCACCCTCCGGGATGAGAGCTGCGTGGGTATAAGTGATGGAAGCACCTTCTTCTGTTGTATAGCCCTCCTCGGCACCGATGGTGGTATTACCCATGTAAACGCCAGGAAGCTCGGCGTCTTCCGGTTGGATAGCCAAACGGTAGTTACCCTCAATGATACCATCAATAGTCTTGAATGGCTGCGACTGGTTCTTCTTGATGAAGAGCTGATATACAGCTTCGTAGGTGGACTTCTTTGTCTTGCGGTCAACAATTCCGCCACCTTCCTCAACCTGGGTCATAGTATCGCCTTTCGTTGGTGTAACAGTAGTAGTGCCGTCCTTCGGTGTAGGAAGCTTATCCCATTCATTCTTAGTAGCACCTACCTTCTGAACGAAGATAGAACATTTGCCCCATGATGTTACTGACATAATTTAATCGTTTATGAGTTTATATTCAACTTGATTATTTATTACATGTTCTCCCGTGCTTGTTGCATATACCCTCTGCTCAATAGCGTGGGCTGCATACTCGCTCGTTCTGAACGTTTCCAAGAGATTCCAAGCCAGTTTGCAGATTTCGTCAACTCTGATTGTGTTCTCCTCGAACTGCCCATCTACATCCTGGTCTTGTATATATATATTTACATTTATAATTGCCGTTTGAAGCTGCGTTCCCTCATTAGCCAAGATGGAGATAACGACATCTTCCTTATGAGAATTATGCGGTCTCATCGTCTTTGACAGCTTGCCATTGACGTTGTTCATAAAACCGCTTTCATTGATGTACCGGTAAACATCTGTCTTAATTGCTCCGTCTGATTTCATATCTTCCACTTGTTTATTTCATTAACTGCTGAGTCTATTGCTGTCTTCACACGCTGCTCTACAATGGATGTGGCCCATATCTTCGTTGAAGCGAGGACATCCTTGCTTTCCAAGGCTTCCACCTCTCCTGCGTATTCCATTCCGGCAACAACAACCAAAGCATAAACCCTGGAATATTCCTTAGCAAGGTCATTGATCATCTTCTTGCCCTTTACAGAGCCGTCTGTGCCACTGAGAACCTGCGAAAAGGCTGATTCCATATATTTACTTCCCTGCTCATACACGGCGAAGCCTATAGAACTTCTTAGGTTGCCCGTATGGTCTATCCAGCTTTCCTTGGCAGACCTGTTACGGATTCTAACCACAGATTCGTCTCCTAGCTTGCTCAATGCCTTAAGCACATTCTCCTGTATCTTCCTTGCGGCTCTTTGTAGGAAGGCATCAAGAGCGGAAGCGCTGGTTGTCATTCTTATGCCCATATCTTACACTGGAGTTGATAACGATGAAATCCCTTGACCTTGATAATTACATCCTCAGCCCCTAAAATTTCTAGCTTGATAAAATCCCCATAAGAGAACTTTTCAATTCCTACGGGCAAATTATGCACTTCGTAGGAGTAGTAATCAATAGAACCGTCAGATGTAACTAACTTGTTGGCCTCGCCAGCAGGAACTACATCACAAGTGCAGCAGAACTTCCACTCGGTCTTGCCCTGGTGATAATTTCCATCATCATCTGTATAGCCAGCTACCTTCTGCTGCCGGTATAGCTTTGAGGCATGAAAACTCAATAGACTCATCAGCAATTAATGTAAACTGTCGGCTTCGGAGTAAGTGAAACCTCCTCCTCGCCGATAGAGTTATATAAACGATTGACTTGAACTAATATAGCCTTTCGCTGGTCTTCCGAGAGGGAACCTATTGATTTGTCCGCTTCGGAGAAGCTAACGGCTTGTATGAGAGAAAGCAGACAGTCGGCAAGCGTTCCTTTGTAGGCGTCACTTCTGGCAACGTCACCAGTGAACTCTGATTCGATATCGAGGTCACGCTTTATGCAGGCATTTTCCACGAAACCATAGGGGATAGGGATGTGTACCTCATCCACCAAAGCTTGTCCGACCGTCTTCATGATTACTCCTCAGCTTTAGCTGCGTTATCCTTGAACTCCTTCTTCTTTGTAGGAGGCAGCTCATTGTAGGCATCAATAACCTCCTTGTCGCTGGCGTCACTAGGAAGTGTAGCACCAAGAGCGTTGAGAGTTGTGATAGCCTCCGGCTTCTTGTAGGTCACATCAGAGATTGTTACCTTAGCGTCAGTTGTGTCTAACGCCTCCTTCTCTGTGTCTACAGAAATGGTTGGGTCTGCCAGCTTAGTATTAATCTGATAGATTGTGTCAACGTCCTCGATGACAGGCAAGCAGTATGCCTGCACCGCAGTAGTCTCACGCAATGGATCAGTTGTTGAATACTGAGAGATAAGCTTGTAATCAATCTGCTGATAGGTTACACCTGCCACTCTGTTGGTTGCCTCTGCTACCTGACCGTAAACGAGGGCACCAATCATCTGTGAGCAGACACCGATAATCATGTTGTTGTTCCAAGGCTTAACGCTCTTCTTCACACCATCCTGCTCCAAGCGGACAGTACGGTTGATGATGCGGAATGATACACCGGTTTCGTCCAAGAATGCCTCCTGGAATACGCTGGCAGTAGGAACCGGCAGCTTTGTGTTGGAGTCATAAGTCTGACCCTTATAGTTGGCAACAAGCTCGCGGGCATCCTGTGCCTTCTTCAGTTCGTCAAACTTAGCCTTACCAATCCAGAAGATCAAGATGGTGTTGCCATCATTCGATGCTCGCTCGATACATTCCTTCAAGTCTGCAACTGTAACACCATTCTCAACATTGTTGATGCCGAGCTGATTTTCTGGCAAGTACTGATACTTGATACGGAGCAATTCCTTTGGATTATCGTCGTCACGTACAGCTACATAGCCGTTAGAGAGGCCATACAGAAGGGCGTACTCATTACGCTCATCAACACCGACATTACAAGCTACCGGGTCCTGAGCCAACTTACGGCGAATCTCTGCTGTCTGACCGCCCTGTGCTTCCATGAGTCTGAGAGCGAGGATATCTGACTCCTTCAAGAATTTCTTCATACCAACCTTTGGCAGTTTGCCGTTGGCGGTTGAAATCTTGTCACGAGACTTCAAAGGAACCGGAGAATCCACTGCCACGTAGTCAGCAGCTACGTAAGAGGTATCAACCGTGTCGGCTTCCCATTTGTTGTCGGTAGAATAAACGCGGCGAAGAATGGATGTATCCTTGTGGAGATACGTCATCTCGTTCTTGCGCTTACCGTTAATCTTCTCAATCAATGTCTTCAGGATTGGGAAGAAACTCAAGATATACTTAAGAAATAAAGAACTCTGTTGCATAAATCACCTCCTTAACCGATTGCATCGTGTCCCCACTGAAGAGTAGGAACGGCTGTTTTCAAAGCTGCCTTGATCGTATCGACAGGATAAGGGACAGCCTTATCATTAGCCTCACCTGCCGTCATAACACCTACATGAGGGGTATCTACCGGAGCTGTTGTCATACAGACACCTACATACTCGTGATTTTCCGGCAATGAAGCATAAGCCTCACCTGTTACCGGCATAGGCTTGTACTCGCCAGACTTGGTATCACGAATGATAATGTGTCCGCACTGGATGAACTCTCCAGAGAAACCTGTCATGTCAAGAATGACACCACCCATGATGCCATTCACGTAATTTCTGATGATTACAGACTCCTTGCCTGAATCAAACGTTTTTGTCTTGCTTACGCCATACATAACTTTTAAAATTTAAAGATTACATAGTTTCGGCAAGCTCATCAATCTCGTTGTCCTTGATAACCTCAACCTCTTCCTTCTTAGGCTTTCTCTGAGCCGCAGGAGCACCAAGCTTTCCGAGACCTTCGTTAGCACGCTCTTGATCGATAGCTGCCAAGTCCTCCACAATACCATCGTAGAAATCATCGAACTCAGATTCGTTCTCGAAATTCATCTTGTCGAAATTCTTCAAGACAGTCTTTCCGAACGTACCTTTGTCCTTAAGGAGTGCCTTCAGCTTAGAACGGCGGCCATCATTCTCTCGCTCTGACTTCAAACCGAGGATTTCGGTCTGCAAGGCTTTGTTCTGAGTAATAAGTGCCTGCGCCCATGCTGGGACCTGCTCTTCTTTCTCTTTCTTCTGTTTGCGGATTGGTTTCTTGTTGCCGGCAGGGTCATCATCGTCGTCATCGACCTCGTCGTCATCCAAGTCTTGACTATCCTTAAAGCTCTGGATAGTACGCTGCGCGGTCTTTTGCGCAATCTTAAGATAAGGAAGAACCGCATTGACCTGCTTTTCAATCTCTGCGTTTACATCCTCGTCTGAGGCTTCTTCATCGAGTTCTAAGTTATTGGCAACATCGGCAGCAATACCCTCTAACTCCTCTCTACTGAACCCCAACGCCTTTGATTTGGGTTTCAGAATAACTAAAACTTGCTTCGTTCTTTTTTTCATTCTAACTAAATATTTAATTGAACAATAAATTCAAGAAATATCCCAGTACGAAGCGATAGCAATAAGTAATGCTGCAAAATTATAAAAAAAGTATTTAATCACCAAATATATTGCAAGGAAATATACTTAATGATTAAATACTTTATGGTTACATATAAATATTAGTCTGGATAACTGAGCTTGTCCGGTCCAGCTATGGATAAATATACGGAGAACATATCACATAGCTCTTTTGCTCCGTTTAGGTCGTTCAGCTTGTAATTACCGCATTCTACTTCCGATGCACCTGGAATCGTATTTGATAGCGAACACGCTTTAAAAGCTTCCACTATCATTTCCTTTATTAGCTTTGAAGTCCATGTACCTTTAAGGATAAGATAAAAACCTGTAAGACATCCCATCGGACCAAAATACAGAACCGAATTGCTAAGAGGGCTATCATTGCGTAAGTAGTCTGCCATCATATGCTCTATTGTGTGCGCGACAGCTGGTGACATCATATCCTTATTTGGCTTGCACACACGAATATCTAATGTGGTAGCAGTCTCCATGCCCCATTTATCTACTCTCGAAACATAAAGACCTGGCTTCAGTTTCGTATGATCAACTTTAAAACTTGGTATCATTCTCTAATAATTTACAAACAACATCAAATGCCTTCTCAGCAAGGCTATCCCAAAATCCAGCATACTGCTCGGTTTGATTCGGCTCCAGAGGGTTGTCACTAATAACTCGGATAGAAGTGAAACCAATCCCTTTCTTGTAGCATACTTGCGCAAGGGCAGCAGACTCCATATCGATGGCGCATACGTTATACGAATTAGGGAGAAAATCCTTAATCGCCAATACCTGCTCTCTCGTAGTGATAAACTTATCTCCCGTAGCTATGGTTCCTAATCGGAATCTTTCATCCATATCAATCCAGGAGAAATCAGAAGGAAAGACTGCCGGCATACCTTGAACTTGCCCGTTGGCATTCGGCTCTCCGCAATATACATCGTGGTAGCAGTACGAATTGCCAATCACGACATTACCAGGTTTCAATCCTGCAACAGCAGCACCGGCGCATCCTACCGAGATAACTCTTGTAACTTTGCTGGACGTATTCGACGAAAGAAATTCTGTCAAGCAAGATGCCGCATTGACCTTGCCAATACCAGACTTGATTAAAGCTATGTTTTGTACATTTTTGTAGTCAAGCCAATTCTTTGCAATCCATTCGCTGATAAGGTCGTATTCCTTATCCATAGCAGTAACTATGACAATCATTGCGCACCTCCTTTTGTTAGCTTAAGCTTCTTGCAACGGTTGTAAATAGCGTTCTCGTCCACGCCAATCTTGGTAGCGATGGCTTTTACCGGGTACTTGCCATACATTCTGCGAATGATGAAATCCTCATCAGCAGTAAACACGTGGCTCTTGCTGATACCCATTTCCTTCATCTTTCGATGGATGGCCCAATAATTACGATTGAGCTGCTTTGCAATCTCCGTTGTCGTCATCACCAAAGCGTTAACCTTGATGAACTCAATCTCTTCTGCACTAAAATGTTTTCCTCTACTCATTATTTTATATTTGGGTTCATTAAGCCGCCCAAGGCTTTCTTTCTCTTTCTGTTATATCTTCTGTTTGCAGCAATCCTTTCAGCGTTCTCTTTACGATAGACTTCCATTCTTGCCAATAAATGCTCCTTGTGTTCCTGGTAATACCTTCTATGGTATTCCCGGACTTCCTCCTCACTTCTCGCCATGAACCTTGTCTTTTATAAGTTCGTACAGTGATGGGCTGAGTGTGCTCCATTGATCATTCTCGTCTTTCACGAGATAGAATCCATCAGGAACATAGAACTCTCGATTTCTCAACCTAACTATCAACGTCTGCTTTGTTCTATCTCCGCTGACAGTTTTAACTAACTCTAAAACGTCCGGGCATTCCCATAATTCTTGGATGCTCTCGGAAGATACTTTAATTGCAATCATATCACTTAAACTTAATAATGAAAAACTCATGATCCAACCACTTGCCTGGGCAAAGACCTTTTTTCGGCTTTCCGATGGTGATACTCTCAATCTCCTTCTCAATTCGTGGGCTATCCTTGCGGTAGCCGTTGATGAAGAGGACGTGAGTATAAGGTTTATATTCCAGCTTGCCTATCACGCGACAATAACCGCCAAACTCATCGAAAAGCACCTCGCCGCTTTCTGCTTGCTGGTTTACCAGTCGGGAAGCCCAATATGATTTTATTTCCCGATATTCCTCAGTCTTCTCGCCCGATACGATTTTATCGAACCATTGCTTGCTGACGGTGAGGGTCAATACTTTCTTTTTCATCCTTACACCTCCTCCCAGTCGGTTGCCAGAATATATTCTGTAGGTATAGCTGCAACACCTAAAGAGAGCATATTAGACATACACGTTCTGTATGATATTGTTTGAGGGAAACAGCCGCCTCCGCATATAGCAAATATGTATTCGCTATTTTTACGTCTAACATTCTTCCCTTCCTTCATTCTTCTTAGAGCCTCCGAGAAGTCAAATGTTTCTTTCTTCATAGTTACTTGTTTTTATGACAAGGGCAGCTCTCGGCGTGAATAACACAAACTCCGTGTTTCGTGTCCACAAGCAGATAGTCATGCCCATTCTTAGTAAATACTGTTGTACTAAATTCCTTTGCAGGTTCTTTTCTATTAGCCAATGAGCAAACACCTTCAAAAGTCAATGTGCCTACAAGCAAACATAATACGAACCAAACGGCAGACTTAATTAAATTTAAAATCTTATTCTTCATATACTATTTATTTTCTGTTCAACCTTTTCAATAAGAATATCATCATTTCCCCATTCCGCACAATCATGTATCCAATCTGGGATAGATGCGTGATGCAAACTAAGCTTTTTGAGCATATCATTCAATGTGGTTTGTATTCTCATAAGCTACTCTTATTTATCGAATTTATTGCCGACAACGATGAATTTACCTAATGAAAGATAATGACCTAACGGTTTACCCTCAATCTTTCCATTAGCATGTTTGAGGTAATACCCACTTAACTCTTCCGACCATACAATTTCTGATGGAATAAAAGGATAATTCTTGATAACATCATGTTCGTACAATTCATTGCCTTCCTTGTCTTTCAGACCTGTAAACTGGCAAATGGTAGAAGGGTCAACTTCATAAGTAATATTTCGGTTCAGCATACTTTCTTTCTGACGATTCTCAATGATGTATGTATTATCATTCTCCTCGTAGAAATATCCGCAAACCCATCCTTTTCCGTCAAGTCGTTTAGCCTTGAACTTGATATTTTCTACTTTCATAAGCTATAATTTTAAATAAAATAGTTATCGAGCTGCCATTTACTGATATTTATATAGCCGTATGGGGCATATATCATTATTCCTATAAATGGATTATAATCAACTCTGTAATCACAGCCCTTTACAAACGTAACACCCTTTATAATTGTGTCGCAAATACAAGTAACCTTCCTCATTTTTTATCTATCTAAGTTCAACTGGCTCATCGCTAAAAGATAACTCTCTTCCGATGAGCTTCTTGATTGTGCCATGTGGCAACCGAACTGAAGCTCCTGTCCATCCCGCATATGGAGAGGCTAAAAATTTACCTTTATCCCTATGAGGCATATAACCTTCATAAACCCATTCAGTACCGTCTGAATCAACTGCTACCCATGCCATAACTATTCCTCCACTTTTACGCCAAACGGAAGTCCGTCGGCAAAGGTGCATTCCTCGAATAATTTATCATAACTAGTTGGTCTATCATCAAGACCAACTACAGCTAAGAAATCACCTACAGCTTTTTGAATAAAATATTTTCCAGTAGCTTTCAACTTCACCCACCCAAATGGATAATGCTTTCGCATTTCTTTCCAGCACTCTTCTGCGTCCTTGAATGGGCGATATTTTGGTTCTGGCTTAATTCGGTACTCTGTATTATTCCAAAACTCAATCTCTGTCATTTCCGTCCAATCATTCGGAATATCTGTGCCTTCTACGGCACTTGGTTTTGTCCTACACTCAATCACCTTTCCTTCTGCAAATGCTTGCAAGATAGGGTAAAACTCTTTAGCTTGATTTCTGTCCATAATTAACTATAAATTTATATATTATTTTAGAGTAGTCTAAATTAGAACATATTTAAAACACATTAACATTGTTATTGTTTATATAATCATATAAATGATTACCTTTGCACTTGGATTCTAGGACATCATAGTCCCCCATCGGCGACACTACACGCCGTTCTTCCTCTGTTCAAGGAGATTACAAAGCCCCTTAGTTGCCGCTTAGGGGCTTTTTTCTTGTACTGCTTTGTAGTGGGCAGTATTCCCCCAGATAGAGAAGTCTGGATAAACGATGGAGGGACTTTTGATGGAAAAGAATCCAAATGACAACAAGGTTCGTGTTTTCTGCAAGTACATCATTAGGAACGGAAAGCGCATCTATCCCAAAAATGGGACTTGCTTTTCTTTCTTAGTATAAGCAGAATGAATCTTTTTCGGGGTAGCGGCAACTACCCCTTTTTACTTTGGTTCATACAACTCACAAGACTTGCGATTTATTCCTCCAACTTTTCAATAGGTTTCCAATGAGTGATAGAAGCCATTCTTCCTTTTCATAAGATAATGAAGCCATTACTATCTTTTGGGACAGTTGCGCATTCCACTCTTCTGTTTTTGAAAACATTATCAGGAGCCATCTTGCTTGTTACAAAGACTTCTTCTCCGTAAGGAGGCAACCCATCCTCAACAGATACCCAGTCTGACTTTCCTAACTCTATCAAAGCATCATGCAATAAGCTATTCGCTTTTCTTAAAGGAGCATTATGCTTATCGTTTCCAAACTCCAAGCTATCAACATTATTGCTGATAACTTCTTGTATCAGCTCTTTAACTTTCTTCTTATCCATAGTTGTCACAAATTAAAATATTCACGTATCTGCTCACCTGTCATGCGATATACCTCAGATATTCGGCAGTCTCTAATTGGACTATCCCATGCACTGATATGTTCATCATTACAACTACCATCAGCAATACGCTCTACGGCTTCTTCTGATCCTGTTGCAAAGTCAACGCTTAAAAGTTCCTTTTCCTCGTCACTAAGCCCTTTTCCTTCCAAAGCAATATTTAGAGCGATTTGCAACTCGTCAAGAGCCTTGCCTGAATAACCAATAGCCTTATCTAGATGAAGTTTGATTGATTTCTCTTTCTTATCCATAGTTGCTTATTTTTTATCTTCTTCAAGAAGTTTTCCTATTGTCTTTATTGAATTGTAAACACCAAAAGTTTCTCCGTCATTCATCTTTATTATAGATGTATCATTTGGTTTTTCTTGTATATAAGCGATACTATCTGGGTTCACTAGTATATACCCAGAACCCTTGTATCTATCTTGTAGTATTAATCTAATCATATTCCGTTCTTTTTCCCCTCTCCCTGTTGCCAAGGAGAGGGGTGGTTAGTTACTCTGTTACTTCAATGTACTTAACTGGATTGTTTGGGTCTGCACAACATGGTTTTGTATGACATTCAAACTTACCATCAAATACACATCCTACACATTCTAACGTAGGGTCTGGAACTGCTCTAATCATAATCTATTCTATTTATCCTTTGCAGGATGGTTAATCAATCTTCTTGATACTATCAACTTCCATTCCCCATAGAACAAACTCTCTATTAGAGCGAGTACCATCCTTCTTAGATGGGTTGATTCTTACTTCAATCTCTCCAGTATAGTCACCATAACATCGTTTTGGAACAATGCTTGTAATCCAACAAACATCACATCTAGAACAGCTCACTTTGTCACCAACCTTGTATGAAAGGCTTTCGATGTAATCATTTACGTAAGAACAAATCTAATTGTTAGCATCATTGATAATACTTTGTTGCTTGGCAACCTTTGCTTTTAATTCTTCTTTTGTCATATCTTTTAAATTTATGCCCGAAGGCGGTTAAACATCAAATCTTTCTGTCTTGATGAGTTATTATCTCACATTCATTTCCTCTAGGATTCCAATAACCGCATTGGTAACATTTTCTTCCATAGAAAGGGCAATGGTGGTTTACTTGGTTGCTATGCTCATACCTACACCTCCATTTCTGAGTTAAGTCCTAGACCGAAGAGAAGGTGCTGCAAGCTATGTACATAAGGAAGTTCTACACATATACTGCTACTATAATCAAAGTCGTTAAACCAAAACTTACCATCTTTCGATGTATAAGTAAGAAATAATCCGTCTTTGTAATAGAAGTATGCACAATCATTTATCTTTGATTTCTTCCATTCATTCTTCTCTAGAATCTCTGGAGTTAAAGGAATGGGGCTTAAATCATGTATACTAGCTTGTTCAAAAGATGTAGTATCTTCTATAATACACAACTCTGACTCAGGATCAACCTTTATTATACTATAGGACTGTCCAAAGTATAAAACTAAATCACCTATTATAAGTTCTCTTGCTTTCATTTTCTACCTCGCTTTCTATTTAAAAGTTTCTGACCATATTCCTTTGGTGAAGTTGTTGTTTTGACTACAAAATTATCAGGAAACTTTGGCGACCTTTGATAAAGATAATAACCATCAATATCACGATACATCATTTCTCATCTCCTTCCTTTGGTAGTAAATCATCCAAGTATAACCAACCTTCAATTCCATATATATATATATATTATGTAGGTTGCGTAATTGGTCTAAAACAAAACCTACATTTAGAATACTGACACTTCCGTTTATCAAGACTAACAATCTTCCTTTACCAAACTTTGGCTCTTCATTAGCATCATGCCACAAGTTCTTAAGAAACTCTTTGATAGCCCACTTAGCACCTGTAATAAATGAATTTTCAATTAACTCAGTTTCTGCATCAACTACTTCTTCAGAGCATTGCATGGGAGTGCCAAGAGTACTACCATGCATAGATGCTATAAGCTCAAATCTGTGAAGGTTTGCAGCAGTTTCTATTTTCTTATCGTCTATCATAACTTACTTACTAATTATTGTTATTTTAAGATTTGGGCGTTCTCCTTTGAATGCCCAGTTATCATCTTCCAATGTACGCAAGAAGGCTAGCTGTTCTTTTGTTACCCACTTGCATACTATATTGTCACGTACTACACCTTGTATTCTTATCTCAATCTTTACCATTGTTTCCTACTTTTTTGAATGTATCAGTGACTATTATCAAAGAATTATCTTCTTCGTTGTACGCAAGGTCATTCGTTATATATCCTAAGTCGTCAACAACTTCTATATTACCGAACTGTTTCTTACGAGTTTCAAGAAGCTTTATAAGTGCTGATATTTTCATCCCTCACCTCCTTTCCACTCATCAGTAGTGCCCAAGAGGTGCTTGGTTTCTTCGTTGTAAGGGATACACTCATCAAACCAATTACCTCCTACTGCGTTATAAGGAGCCTCATAATCACCATCATCAAAGAAGCTGAACTGACATAATTTCCAAGTTTCCTTCTTATCTCTCATCAAGCACCAGTCCATAGCCTTGAACTCGCACTTCTTTGGCAAGTCCACTATAGCTTTCTTCTCAGCATCCCAAGTCTTGCCTTTCTTTGCGAGAGCATCAAAGAGTTGCTGCTTCTCGGAGTCTGTTGCTGAGCGGAGGCTATAATGAACTTTTGTATTACCATATTCAGCTTCAGTAAATTTATCGTCAGCATTATAGAAAGCATAGTAAAAGGCTCTTTCGTCTCCATCTTTATATTCACCTTTTAAGATGAAAATACAATTTGCAAAAAGTTCACTTTTAATTCCTTTCATAAACACTATATCTCCATCTTTGAACTCTGGCTGAGTCTTCTCAATCTCCAAGGTTTCACGATTCAGCTTTCCGCCCAAACACTCTTCTATGGTGCTGATGTAGGTCTGAGCATCATCTTTACCTGCTTTTTGGAAATCAGAAGTTAGCAATCGTTCATTTTTATAGAAATGTTCTGTATCATTATTCTCTTTCCAAAGATAATATTTCCCTACCAAAGAGCAATATGTATCATCGGCAAATCTTTCAAATATAATATGTACATCCCCATCTTTATTAACTAACACGTCTCCCTTCTTCCAGGAGAACTTGCCCCAGTCACGCATTTCCTTTGATGGGAATAAAATACACTCTCCATCAATACAATACTTACCATACTCATCAAGATTAAACTGTACTCCATTTTGGCTTTGACATTCAATTCCAAAATCTCCAGTGTATTCTTGATAAAAACAATCCCCATAAGTTAAGGAATACAACTTAGTTCCTTGCGATTTACTTTCGAGGATTTCCGCTATATTAATCTTTGCTTCCATAACTAAATCGATTTTTGCATTAAACAATGCTGATAATGGCTCATGCTACAATTAGCGTATTTTGATATTTTTGGCAACTCCCCTTCATAAGGAGTAACTTTCAAACCATCTATAAATTCGGCATTTTCGGTATATACTTCTGTGCCATACTCATTCATATATACTTTCTGTGCTGATGTAACATGGCTTTCAGCTCTCAGCTTACCGAGTGAACGCCAAACCTGCTTGCGATGGATGAACAACCCATGCAAAGGAATAGTTCTTACTTCTACTTTTGTTCCCATAACCTTTACCATTCAAAGATGATAATAACTATTTGATACCCTTGCGCCCAAATCGAAGCAGCCCACGGCATCCGGCTTTAAGAAGCGTTTCTCTAACTTCTCCAAAGCCTCTTTATACTTCTGCTCCATGTGCTTGCAATGAAGTCTCTGAGCTAATTTAAGTTGCTCTACAACACCCTTGCGAGCAACTCTATATTGTTTATCGGACATCATATCCTTATCCGTTTACATAGTTGATTACATGCTCTTGACCTTGCTCATGCAAATTATCAAAAGCGTCTTCTATAACTTTGGCTGTCTGATCGCCATTAAGGTTCTTCAGCATTTCGCCAACCACTTCTTCCATCGAGCCTATTGGTAAGGAACAGAACTTATCAACTAGAAAGCTCTTCTGCTCACTGATTGTCATATCATCGTACAAGTCCGATAAATCTACTTCAACTTTATATTCTGCCATAATCTGATAATTTAAAAACGATGTTATTTGTTAAAGGTATCTAAATGCCTAAAAGTATAAGGCGCCAATCTGTTAACGATCTTCTTCAACTCCATCAATCGTTTTTTGTATTGCTCTGGAATCTGATGAAAGGTCTTTCCTTGAATCTTGTAAAAGCCTTCGTGGGTTTCAACATATTCAATGAGAGCGTCTAGCAAGTAGGCTTGCTCAAAGTGAGTTAGCGATAATATTGTTTCTTTTGCCATAATCTTAATCGAAAATATGATGGTTCAACTTTCTCTTTCTGAGGTTTCTCTTAATCACTTCCATATCCTTATGGTCGTTAGTGTGGTCCACAAGAAGTTTGATGATTTCATAGATGTCATTTGCGTTATCCTCCAGGTTGGCGCAAATGTTCTCGTCACCGAAGAAACTCTTATTGAAGGGTTTCAAGTGGAAGTAATATTTCTCTGCTGCATCATGCATTTGGTTGTAGTGCATCTTCTGCTCTTGTTTGTACTGAACCTTTAACAATCTGAACATAGACTGCTCATCTTTGATAAGTTGGTCCAATATATCTGTTACCATTGCAATCAAGCACCCATTAACCTGCAATCGCTGAATAATCGTTTCCTGCTTCAAACCCGATGTCACTCCCTGCTCCGAAAGAGTAACCTTCAAATCGTTAGCTGTAACTTTCTTTTTTCCCATTGTCTTACTTTTAATTGTCAAACCATAAACCGGAATATCTCCATTCCCAGTGAAGGCAAGTGTCATTAGGCTTCTTGCCTTCACTATAGCATATCTCGGAAGCTATGCAATTACTACATATATGCTTCATAATTATGGAAGTTTAGATACCAAATAATCTATCTCCTTATCCGTAAGCTCCAAATCGTTCTTACGCTTAAACTTGATGATGGCATCTACTCCGACCTCGCCTTTAACCAACTGATAGATGGCATCCTCATCAAATCCCTTATCTAAGTCCTTGATAAGTTCCATTCCTAAATCATAGATTTTCTGTTGAATCTCCTTTTTAAGGTCTGCGTTAATTCGCTCTAAAGCTTCTGCTTTCTGATTAAATCCGCATCCGCCCTCAATGGCGAAGTCGTTATTGATGTTCTGACACATCTGGTCAATGTCCTTGCTACCGAAGAACTGAGCGAAATAGGTATCACCCTTCAAGGACTGTAGAATATCGATTTCTTCTTGCTTTGTCATAACTAATCCTCCTGGTCTAATTTATCATATTCTTTACGCAACTCAATAATTTTATTTGTGAAGTAAACCATAGTCTCTTTCAAGAGGGAAAGCATATCTTTATGGTTGAGGATGTCGCCAACCGCTGTGTAGTACTTAAGGTTGTCGTTTGCATCCAGAAGGTCAAAGCTTCCGCAGCATGCCACATTGGTGTTGAAAGACTCTTCATGGATATTACCAACTTTAGCTTGATAGCGAATCACCAGGTCTCTGTCTCTTTCAACTCCTTTCAAGTTCAAGTGGACGGTAAGTGACTTATAACCTAAGTCAATACCCTCTACCTCCCAATCAGGACAAACAGAAATAATGTCCTTTATCTTCTTGGTGGCTGACTCAAACATATTCTCGATGTTCTTTCTAACCTCTGCCTTCTTTGTTTCAACTGAATTGTTCATAATCTTTATAATTTTAATTGGTTCAACTTATAAGGTAGGCTCTGAATAATCAAAAGTACTACCTTTTATCTATATGCAAAGGTACGAAAATTTTCTGATATATGCAAATATACC